CAGCCCTCATTCGAGTGGAATGTAATCATTGATACCGATCGTGCCGTTACTATTCGTGACGCCAAGTGGAATGGTACAACTGTAACTTCTACTTCTACCGCCGGTTTGGGTAATACTCCCATTATGCTCTGGCTAAACTTTTAAGTTTCAACTTAAAAATCTGGTCCTTTGAGTGGTAACACTCATCGAAAAATTCCGTTAATTGCTGGAAAATCCTAAAGAAATTTATACCGTAGAGTAAAAATTAAATTTATAGAATTATGATAAATAACGAAAATGGACAATCAGCAGCCAAGCAAATTGTTGACATGAAACCTATTCCTGGATTTGAAGATTACTTAATTTCAAAGAAAGGTGAAGTTTATTCAACTAAAACAAATAAATTCTTTAATCCTTCTAAAACAAAGGATGGTTATTTAAAAGTAGCTTTAAGAGGTGATGGTAAGTCTTACTACTTTAGGGTTCATAAATTAGTAGCTATGACTTACTTGGATAATCCTAATAACTTACCAGAAGTAAACCATAAAGATTTTAATCGCTGCAACAACTGTTTAGAAAATCTTGAATGGGTAAGTCACAACGATAATATGGAATACTCTAAAAAGAGTAATAGATTCAAGACAGAGAAACCTCTTAGAAAAGCTTATACGTTTACAAATGTTTTTAACGGTAAATCGTTTACTATACTTGGAATAAATAATGTAGCTAAACACTTCGGTATTAAAGCAGATAGTTTAAAAGCTATTAGAAATCATGCAAATACAGGAGACTATGTTAAAACAGGAGTATTAAAGAATTTAAAGATAGATGTCTACGATTTGAAGGTTCAACGACTAGAGGGTGAGTCCTCGTAGGTCCAAGTGGACTGAAATGCGGAACATCTCTTAAGAGATGAAGATATAGTCTAAACTTCTACCGAAAGGTAGAGCTGCCGAAAGGCGAATATGATTTAACGAATCATATTGAATGTAATTGAGAAGACAACTGGTTTGCATCTGGTGCTATTCTGGAATTCGATAATAAGGACTTCCAAGTACGTGTATCTGGTGCTCCTTATCAGGATGGTAACCTCTGGGTTTATACTTGCTTTGTAGCAGATGGTAACCCTGCATCGTATATTCCTGCTGAGTACCTTGAAGCTGGTAAACAAGTATCTCGTCTTGCTTCTGCATACGAGGAATACAGTGAAGAGGGTGATATCCTGAACTATAACACTCACTTTAAGATGCGTAACTATCTTACTACGATTCGTATTAACTACGATATCACGGGTTCTGCTTATTCTACCGTAATGGCAATTAAGCTGAAGGATCCTGCAACTGGTAAGAGTTCATATCTGTGGGCTGATTATCAGGAATGGAAAGCTCTTCGTGAATGGTACAAGCGTTGTGAACGTATGCTCGTTTATATGAAGTCTAATGTTAATAAGGATGGTAGCTGTAACCTTAAGGGTACTAACGGTCGTCCTGTTTACATTGGTGCTGGTCTACTCGAGCAGATTGCTCCGTCTAACCGTCGTACTTATACCAAGTTAACTGCTGAACTGTTGGAAGACTTCTTATTCGACCTGTCTTATAACTGTCTGGGTACTAACGAACGTAAGTTTGTTGCTCTGACTGGTGAAATGGGTATGCGTGAATTTGACCGTGTACTGAAGGAAAAGGTAGCTAACATGAACCTGATCGATACGGTATTCGTAACTGGTTCTGGTGATAGCTTGACTTTCGGTGGTCAGTTCAAGACTTATAAGATGACGAATGGTATCGAGTTGACGTTGAAGTATTTCCCGCTGTATGACGATATCGTTTATAATCGTGAGTTGCATCCGGTAACTGGTAAGCCGAAGGAATCCTATCGTATGACGTTCTTGGATCTCGGTCGTCGCGATGGTGAGGCTAATATCGTTAAGGTAGTACGTAAAGATCGTGAGTTTGTTACTTGGTACACTGGTGGTGCTGTAGCTCCTTCTGGTTATGCTCATTCTAAGGATACTCTGAGATCGAATGGTAAGGATGGGTATACTGTCTACTTCCTCGGGGAAATGGGATTGATGTTGAGAGATCCCCGCGCATGTGGAGAACTTATCCTCGAATAAGTATTAAAATTTGTTAAACTGTGGCAACATTTAGAGCCGGTTTCGGCCGGCTCTTCTAACTGAATAAATCTAATAGTAATATTATGGAAGTAATCGTTAGAATTTTAAAAGTTAATCCTTGGACAGGATTAACCAAATGGCCTACTACTTTTGACTATGTAGGTCCTTACTGGACTAGATCCGGTAATATTTATACAGGTCTTACTAATGAAGATGCACGTAGACTTGAAAAAGCATTAGGTAAACAAGAAGGGGAGTTAAACCCTAATAGTGATTTCTGGACTACCTTCGCAGTAAGAATCGGTGCAAAAGATTTAATTCTTAATACAGATAGACCTATGGACGAGCTGTAGTATCTGTTCCTTAAGAACCACAAAAGAGTTGCTGTTGGCTTAAACAACATTGATCCGTCTAAAGATTATGTAATGATCAATAGTGACGCTGAAGCTGAGCAGCAAAATAAAGCTAATAAAACTAAGCGTGAAGCCTATAGAGAGTTGGATAAGATGTCAATCGAAGATATGCGTAAGTGCTTACGTCTATATGGTATGAAATCTGATACTATGTCTAACGAATTAGTAGAAGCTAAACTTACTGAACAAATTGAGAAATCACCAGAGAGGTTTATGCTTAAATGGGTTAATAACGCTGATAAAGATATTAACTATCTGATCGAAGAAGCAATTGCTAAAAACATTATACGTCGTAACAGATCACAGTATTTCTTCGGTACAGATATGATTGGTAATGGTTTAGATGATGCTATTGCTTATCTGAAAGACAAGAAGAATTAGGAAATTAAACTTGCTATATTGCAAGAGATTAAATCTAAGTGATAATGACAGTATCTGAAATACATAAAGCATTTAAAGTATAGATGGATAAGAACGCAGAAGCTGTAGCCTTTGGCGGATGTCCTGCATTCTTACCTGAAGAAATAGATCTGTTTTTAAATCAAGCTTATATAGAAGTTATTAGTAATAAATTTACTGGAGCTAATCCTTCACAAACTCCGTTTGAGGGTAGTGTAAAACGTATTGCTGATTTAGAGAGCCTTGTTAAAACAGATACAGGTGTTTCTGTATCCTTAGATTCTAGTTCTAATGTACTTACTTTAGAAGATTACTATAACGCAGATGGTACATACCATAGAATGTTTTATGTAACTGTTGTTTTACATGGTAATTTTTAGCGTATAATGGGCATTACTCAGTCTACTTCAGATGGGATTGAACAAGTAGATAAAGTAATAACTAATGATATACCAGATGGTGCTACATGTGTTCTATTAGATCATGATACTGCTAGAAAGTACTTAAAGACTTATAATAATGATCCTTGGATAGATACTCCTATATCTACACTAGAAAATAACAGATTAAAGATATATATTGATACGTACAAGATGTTAGGACCTTATACGATTGATATAACTTATGTTAAGTATCCTTAGGTAATAGATAATACTCAACCTAATACAGAAATAGATGAAGTACCAGATAGAGTATTATATGAGGTAATTAATAGAGCAACGGTAATAGCATTAGAGAATATTGAATCTAAACGAGCAGAATCTAAATTACAAATTAATAATATACAAGAATAATGAATAGTAGAGAAATGTAGATGGAATTTGAACGTCGCATTACTTTGATGAATCCTGCATTCGAGCTTAAAGAAAAGCTTACATCAGATACGATATTCTCATTCCTAAACGCATATACCGAAAGATTCGTACGTCTTAACTATCTGCAAGAAGACCAAGTAGGTGATAATACCAGAGCTCAAAAGAAAAACGCAGACGCTTTAAAAGGCCTTATTGTCAGAACAGTTCTATCTAAAGAAGCCAAGGACACTTTAAATACTGATATCAATTCTGATAAATTTATCTTACCTGCTGATTACTTCTTATATATTCGTAGTAACAGTAAAGTAAGCTCTACTTATAAAGGCAAAGTATCGACTATAGCTCACGAAGATATCGAGATCGATAGTGATACTCCAGATCCAGATATAGACAGTAACGATACGGTAGATTTCTTAGAGACTGTCCCTAATAAAACTATTAGAGAGGATGACGTAGAAAAAGTATTATCTACTTATTATAATCGAGCAATCTTACGTTCTCCGTACGTAGTACTGAATGCAGGTAGAGCAGATGATGATACTGATAATACTTATCTAAATGTTATTCATGATACCTATACTGTAATTGAAAAAGTAGACTTAGTATACTACAGAAAACCTAAGCGTTTTGACGTAATTGGCGTAGACGGTACTAATGTACTAGACCATTGTGAACTACCTGATAACGTACACATGGAGATAGTTGAAGGTGCAGTGGAGATGTTTATTACAGAAGCTAAGTATCGTCTTAATATGAATTCTAATAATAGACAGCAATAATAAAGTATGACATATGATGAATTTCTAGCAGATGAAGAATTTGCTAAAGCAACCGGAGTAATTTATAGATTTAGAAATAAAATTAACGGTAAATACTACATTGGTAAAACTACTACTTCTGTTAGAAAGAGAGTTATAGAACATATGACTAATTCTAGACCTTGGACTAAAGCAAGAAAGGGTTATTTTTAGAAAGCCTTATACAAATATGGTTTTGAAAATTTTGAATTCTCAATTATAGAAAAAGGAATAACTGATAAAGAATTATTAAACAAAAGAGAAATTTATTGGATTGGTTATTATAAATCTGATTAGAGAGAATTCGGTTATAATATGACTCCAGGAGGAGAAGGAAATACTAATAAAGAGTTTAATAAGAAGTGTGCTGAAAGATTACGGAAGGCAAATCTTGGATCTAAACGTTCTTAGGAAAGTAGAGAATTAATGAGCTTTATTTAGAAACAAAAATATAAAGATCCTAAAATAAAACAATAGCTCTTAGAATACGCTAAACTAGCGTGGAAGAAAAATGAACGAAAAGTAGTAAAACTAGATCTAAACTATAATCTGATTTGTACATATGACTCTTTAATTAAAGCCTCTAAAGATATATATAACAAAAAACATTGCTCTCTTAGTCGTAATCTAACTTATAAAAATAATAGAATAAAAGGTTTTAGAAAAGGTAATTATATTTATATGTTTGAAAACGATTATATAAAAAGATTATAGCAATGAAGATGATATAGCTTCAAGAGTCTTTTGAGTATGAGATAAATAAGTTAGATGATGGTTTAAATAAACCTAAGTCATCTGACACAGAATACTGGCTTAATGTAGCTTTAGACAAATTCTGGAAAACTAGATATTCTGCTAATAATTATAAGGTAGAAGGGTTTGAACAGACACAAAAACGTATCGATGATCTTCGTACTTTAGTAAAAGAGATTACCTATACGGATGATATTACTACTGTCAGCAATTCATTATATACAGTTCAATTACCCGCAGACTATATAATATTATTAGGAGATAAAGCTGGGATAGCTCCTGCAGATGGATACACAGATCCTTGTTGGGAATTAGATGAAGACGGT